GGTAATGAAGTTGACCACCTACCGTGGCACCCGCGCTGATTGGGCGCTGATGCAGCAGGTTGGTGAGTTTGAGGAAGTCGAGGAAGTGATCACGCTGATGACCCGCTATATGGCGGGCATGGCCAGGCGCGACCCGCAGGCATTCCGCAATGCCATGAACCCGAGGAACCCGGTATGAGCCTGGCCAAGATCCATATCGCCAAGGCCCAGCTGGGCCTGGATGACGAGACCTACCGGAGCCTGCTGGCCAGAGTTGCCGGTGTTCGCTCGTCCAAAGAGTTGAACCCGCGCCAGATCGGCCGGGTTTTGGCTGAGTTCGAGCGCCTGGGCTGGAAGCCCAAGCCATCGAGCAAGGCCAAAAGTCGCGCAAAACCGAAGCCGGCCGACGCGGGCAAGGCGCTGATCAACAAGATCGAGGCGCAGCTCGCCGACGCAGGGCGGCCCTGGGCCTATGCGGACGCAATGGCGCTGCGCATGTTCAAGGTCGAGCGCGTCGAGTGGTGCGATGCCGACCAGTTGCGCCGCCTGGTGGCCGCGCTGGCCTATGACGCCAAACGGCGTGAGGCCAAGTGATGGTGCCGGCACCAGAGGTTGTGCTGCCAGCCCTGCAGTGGCTGGCGTTTACGGGGCTGCTGAGTGCTGTCGTGCTGGGCGTTATGGATGGAATTAGGGAGGGGCTAAAGTGAGCAATCAAGACCTGTTCGGCGACGACGTTCCGGCCGATGCCCTGGAGCACATGCAGTCACCGGAGATCCGTGCCAAGTGGCCGAAGGCCCTGGCCGACCTGGTGAGCGTGATTGAGGCCGCCCATCTGCGAGCCGGTGACGCCCCGGAAGTCGCACAGCGTCGTGCGTTCGTTACCGTGCGGGCGCTGTCTAACTATGCCGGCGGCCGCCAGCTCTACATGCCCAAGGGCGAGATCCTGGAGCGTGCATTGCGCGACCGCGAGATCTGGAGCCGCTACAACGGCCGCAACATCGACGACCTGGTCGCAGAGTTCGACCTGGGGTTTGTTCAGGTCTACTCCATCATTGCCGAGCAGCGTGCCTTGCACCGTCAACGCATCCAGCCGTCGTTGTTCTAGAGCAAAAGGCTTTACAACACTGCCTTAACCCACGTTGAATGTTGCGCCTCAACATCCCCAAAGCCCGCCGCCCTGGCGGGCTTTTCATTACAACGCTGTAATCCGGGGGTGGGATTACAGCTCTTTACTCTTAATGCTCCTTTTATTGGAGCTAGAGCCGTGTCCATCAGCCGCCCAGTAGCCCCCCGCGACTACGCTGCTGCGATCCTCGCCGAACCGTCACTCGACCGCCGCCAGCAGCTGATGGAGCGCTGCCCGGCTGAGTGGCGCGCCCAGGTCGAGGAGCACGTCAGAAGCGCTTTCACCAAGATCACCGCATACCGCCAGCACCGCGCAGGCCGGGCCGAACAGGCGCGCGAGAAGCCGCAGGCCGCACCGCGCCGTGAGGCAAGAAACAGCGTCATCCACCACACCTGCTCGGCACCCGAGGTCGGCAATGCCGCCATTGCAAGGCTGCGTGCTGTTATCGGTAAGGGTGCCGCATGAGCCTGAAAACCCGCATTGCCGCCGCCATCCTGGCCGCCACGCCTGTTGTCGCCTACTTCGAGGGGCGCAACCTGTTGGCGTACCTAGACCCTGTTGGCATCCCGACCATTTGCGAGGGTTGGACGTATGGCGTGCGCCTTGGTGACGTTGCGACGGATGCCGAGTGCGACCAGAAAACCCGGCTGGCGCTCCAGGAAGCGGCGGACATTTTCCAGCGCTGGGTGCCGGCCAAGGTCATTGCCCGCATGGACACCAAAAGCATCGCGGCATTTTTGTCCTTGATCTACAACACAGGCCCCGGCAAGCCAGGCGTGAAAGACGGCTTTGTCTGGCTCAAGAATGGCCGTCATTCGACCATGCTGCTGCACCTGCAGGCCGGCCGCATTCAGCCAGCCTGCGCGCAGCTGAGCTATTGGGTGAGCGCGGGCGGACGCAAGCTGCGTGGGCTTGAGCGCCGCCGCGCAGCAGAGCGTGAGCTGTGCGAGGCAAGCCTGTGACTGCCTGGTTACGCATTCTTGCCCCTCTGCTGGTCTACCTGGCCTGCACCCTGTCGGCTGCTTTTCTTGGCTACCGCTACGCCGAACGGGGCGGGGAACTCGCCCTGGAGCAATTGCGCAGCGATCACCAGGCCCTTGAACTGAAACGCGCCCAAGCCGCTGCCGCTGATGCCAAAGCCGCCGCGAAACGCCTGCAGGACGAACAGGCCCGCAATGACCAACTGGCGGCCGACCTGGCCGAGCAGCAACGCCAATACCGCCAAACCACTGACCGACTCACCGGGGAGATTGCCCGTGTCAACGACCTCTATCGCGACGCACTCGATGCGCCGCCTAAGCCTCTGCCTGCTTGTGTGTTCACTGCTGGCTGGGTGCGCATTTACGACGAAGCCACCGGAGCAGCAGTGCCCGCCGCCGCAGATCCCGGCCGAACTGCTGCGCAAGTCGCCGAAGGCCACGCCGCTGAGCAGCTCGACTCAGGCATCAGCCAGCGTGCTGTCCTATCCCACCACGTCCGCTATGCCGAGCAGTGCAAGAACACAGCCGCACAGCTGGACGCTCTGATCGACGCCGTACAGGGGACGCACTGATGCCGTTGGAATTTGCCGAGCTGATTGGCTGGGCCATCTCGCTGTTGTCGATCTTCACCACGGTGGTGTTCGGCCTGGTGAAACTGCTGCTCAACAGCTTCGAGAAACGCCTGGCCGAGCGCTTCGCCGCCCAGGACGAGGCCCGTAAAGCTGCGACCCGGCACTGGGAAGACAGCTTCGCCAAGGTGCTGGAGCGCCAGGACAAGGATGCCGAAGCCCTGGCACAGCTGGATCGGGCATTCCTGCGCTTCCAGGCCGAGCTGCCCGTGGCGTATGTGCGCCGCGAGGACTGGGCGCGCGGCCAGTCAGTGATCGAAGCCAAGCTTGATGGCCTGGCACTGAGATACGAAAACATCCTGCTCACCTCTGCTCAAAGGAGCACCTCGCCATGATTGATCTCGCCAAGGCCCGCCGCGAATCGCTGCGCTGGTACATCCTGCTGATCCTCAACACCTCCCGCCCAATCGATCCGCATGAAGCTGTGGTGCTGTCCACCATCCAAGCCATGTACCCGGACGCCACCCTGCTGGAGTTGCGGCGCGAACTGGACTACCTGGAGCACCGCAGCTTGGTCACGCTGAACAAGCAACCAAGTGGCCAGTGGATCTGTGGCCTTACTCACTATGGCGTCGATATCGCCGAGTACACCGTGGACTGCCGCCCCGGCATCGCCCGCCCGGAAAAGTACTGGAGCGCCTGACATGCCGCCGCGCAGCAAGGTAGTGCAACTACCGCCCAAGGTTAAAGAGTGGCTTGACCAGGCATTAGTCGAGAGCAATTTCTCCGGCTACGAGCTGCTCTCGGCTGAGTTGGCCGAACGCGGCTACAGCATTGGCAAATCGGCCCTGCACAGTTATGGCCAAGGCTTCGAGGAGCGCCTTTCGGCCTTGAGGATGGCCAGCGAGCAGGCTAAAGCTATTGTGACTGCCGCCCCGGATGACGAAGGATCGGTCAACGAAGCATTGATGCGCCTGGTGCAGGAGCATCTGTTCAAACTGCTGATGAGTGACGACGGCAAGATGGATCTGGCCAAGGTGGCCAAGGCAGTGGCCGAGATCGGGCGCGCCAGCGTGGTACAGAAAAAGTTCGCCGCCGAGGTTGAGGTGCGCCGAGCCGCCCTGCAGGAAGCGGCTGCCGTGGCAGAAGGCGCGATGGCCAGCCAAGGTATGAGCAAGGAAGCCATTGATACGATCAAACGCGACATTCTGGGGATCAGCTAGATGGGTACGCCCCTGCCAAAGTCCGTGCTGTTGCCCTATCAACAGGCATGGATTGAGGATCAGTCCGAACTCAAGATCGCTGAAAAGAGCCGCCGTACAGGTATCACCTGGGCAGAAGCGGCAGACGCCGTGCTGTCGGCCAGCGCCGCCAAGGTTGCTGGCGGTACCAACCACTTCTATGTCGGCTCCAACAAGGAAATGGCCATCGAGTTTATCGACGCCTGTGCCATGTGGGCCAAGGCGTTCGACCGCGTTGCCGGTGCCATCCAGGAGGAAGTGCTGGCTGACGAGGATAAGGACATCCTCACCTTCAACATCCACTTCGCCAGCGGCTTTAAGATCCAGGCGCTCAGCTCCAGGCCGTCCAACCTGCGTGGCCGGCAGGGCAATGTGACCATCGACGAAGCGGCCTTTCACGAGCAGCTCGCCGAAGTGCTAAAGGCCGCACTGGCACTCACCATGTGGGGCTCCAGGGTGCGCCTGATCTCAACCCACAATGGTGCCGAGAACCTCTTCAATGAGCTGATTCAGGACAGCCGGGCCGGCAAGAAGCGTTACAGCGTGCACCGCATCACCCTTGATGATGCCTGCGAGCAAGGCCTGTATCAGCGCATCTGCCAGGTGCGTGGTAAGCCCTGGAGCCAGGAACTGGAAGAAAAGTGGAAGGCCAACCTGCTGGCCGACACCGCGACCAGAGAGGACGCCCTGGAGGAATACTACTGCGTGCCCAAGTCAGGCGGCGGTGCGTACCTTTCTCGCGCTCTGATCGAGGCGCGCATGGTCGAGGCTCCGGTGCTGCGTTTCGAGGGTTCGGCCGAGTTCAACGCCATGCCCGAGCATCTGCGTGCTGCCGAGATACGCGACTGGTGCGAACTCAAATTGAAACCGCTCCTGGAGCGGCTCAACCCCAATAATCAGCACTGCTTTGGCGAAGACTTTGGCCGCTCAGGCGACTTGACCGTCATCGCGCCAATGATCATCACCCAGCTGCTGCAGCGCCAGGTGCCGTTCCTGGTCGAGTTGCGCAATGTTCCGTTCAAGCAGCAGGAACAGGTGCTGTTCTACCTGGTAGACCGCTTGCCCCGCCTGCAGGGCGGCGCGCTGGACTCCCGCGGCAACGGCCAGTACCTGGGAGAGCAGGCAGTAGAGCGCTACGGCGCGGGCCTGATCGAGGCGGTAATGATCAGCCAGGCCTGGTATCTGGACGCTATGCCCAAGTTCAAGGCGGCGCTTGAGGATGACGTGCTGACGATTCCGCGAGACCGCGAGGTGGGCGATGACCTGCGCTCCATCGAGGTTATCAAGGGCATTCCGCGCGTGCCCGACGGCAAGACAGGCAGCAACAAGAACCGACACGGTGACGCCGCCATTGCACTGGTGATGGCCTATTACGCCTCGATGCTGGAGACGACCGTGATTGAGTTCATGGCCGCTCCGAAGTCGGGGCAAAGCGCCGATGACGACGATATTAGCGATGGTTTTGGAGAGGGCGCATGGTAGCTATTCCCGGCTTTATCAAACGGCTTTGGGGTGGTGATACGGCCGCCCTGGAAGAGCAGCAGACCGACGACTCGGCCCGCGTGGGCCAGCTCAAGCGCGAGTTTGCCGAGCATCCGAGCAAGGGCCTGACCCCGGCGCGGCTGTACCAGATCCTGGAAGGTGCCGAGCAAGGCGACCTGCTGGCACAGTCGGATCTGTTCGAGGACATGGAAGAGAAAGACCCGCAGATTGGCGCGGACATGCTCAAGCGCCGCCAGCTCGCCGCCGAGCTGGAGTGGCAGATCGTGCCCCCAGAGAACGCCAGCAAGCAGGAAAAACGCGCCGTCGACCACGCCAATGAGGTGTTCGCGGCCATGGAAGTGGAAGACCTGGTGCTCGATCTCGGCTCCGGCCTGGGCCATGGCTGGGCCAACCTGGAGATGTCCTGGCAGCGCGACGGTGCCATGCGCTACATCGAGCAGCCCACCCTGCGCCCGCACCGCTGGTTCCGCCTGCACCCGGATGACCAGAACGTCATCACCCTGCGCGACAGCAGCGCCAACGGTGCCGAGCTGTGGCCGCTGGGCTGGGTGCAGCACCGCCACCGGGCCAAGCCCGGCTATGTGGCCCGTTCGGGCCTCCACCGCATGCTGGCCTGGCCGTACCTGTTCCAGAACTACGCCCTGGGCGACCTGGCACAGCTGCTGGAGATCTACGGCATGCCCGCGCGCCTCGGGAAGTACCCGAAGAACGCCACCAACAAGGAAAAGGCCACCCTGCTGCGTGCCGTTGTGGCCATGGGCAAAGACGCGGCAGGCATCATCCCGGAGGGGATGGCCATCGAGTTCCTGGAGGCGGCGCAGGGGCGCAGTGACGTATACCTGGCCATGATGAACTGGTGCGAGCGCAGCAAGTCCCGCGTCATCCTGGGCGGTACCCTGACCAGTGGCACGGGCGAAGGCACCAATACCAACGCCCTGGGCAACGTCCACGAACGTGGTCAGTCCAGTCTGATCCGCTCGGACGTGCGCCAGTACCGCAGCACCGTGCGCAAGTCGATCCTGTGGCCGATGGCGGCGCTCAATTTCGGGATCACCGATGCCAACCGGGCACCGCAGTTCCGCCTGGATATGGGCGAAACCGAGGACTACCAGGTGCTGGCCACCACCTTGCCGACGTTCGTCGACATGGGGGCGCGGATTCCGCTGTGGTGGCTGCATGAGAAGAGCGGCATTCCCCAGGCCAGTGAACAGGACGAGGTGTTGCAGCCCAGCCCGCAACAGCCGATGACCGCCATGCTGCGCCAGAAGCCTGCCACCCAGTTGGCCGCGTTGCGCCAGGGGCAGCGCCCGGTGACGCCTGCCGACGCCATTGCCGCGCGCCTGGCCCGTGAGGGCGACCCGAAGGTGGCGGCCTGGCTGGAGCGTGTCGAGGCGATGCTGGCCGCCGCCAAGAGCCTGGAAGAGTTCCGCGAGATGCTGCTGGCCGCGCAGGCCGAGCTGGACGATGGCGAGCTGGCCGAGTTGATCGGCAACGGCCTGTCCGTCGCCGAGCTGGCCGGGCGTAGCGACATCGAGGACGCATCGGAGAGTAGCAATGGCTGACGGCCAACCCACCCTGCACACCGTGCTTGGCCGTCCGTTCGCCGAGCAGGTGGCGTTCTACCGCAACAAGCTGGGCAACCTGGTGCCGACTGCCCGCTGGGACGATATCAAGCGCGATGCCCACGACACCGGCTTTATGGTCGCTGGCGCGGCCAAGGCCGACTTGCTGGCCGACCTGGCCATGGCGGTCGACCGGGCTGTGACCGAGGGCAAGGGCCTGGGCGAGTTCCGCAAGGATTTCCGCGATATCGTCCAGCGCAACGGCTGGCACGGCTGGACGGGCGAAAGCACTGCCGCTGGCCAACGCTGGCGCACGCGGGTGATCTACCAGACCAATGCGTCCACCAGCTATTCGGCGGGACGTTTGGCACAGCTCCAGGACGGCGGCTTCGAGTACTGGATCTACAAACACAACGACTCGGTGCGCAATCCACGGCCCGAGCACCTCAAGCTGAACAACCTGACCCTGCCGGCCAAGCACCCATTCTGGAAGCGGTACTACCCGCCCAACGGCTGGGGCTGTCAGTGCTATGTGGTCGGTGCGCGTACTGCAGCTGGTGCACGTCGACTCGGTGGCGATGCCGACAGCACGCCGCCAGAAGGCTGGGATGCCGACCAGGCACCCGGCATCGACGAAGGCTGGGACTATCAACCAGGCGCGCGGGTGACTCAGACCGTCACCCAGATGGCCGAGAAGTCCCGCGCCTGGCCCTACGAGATCGCCAAGGCGTACATGGGCGGCGTGCCTGACCACTTGCGTGACCAGTTGGCCAAAAGCTACCGGGCGCTGCCCAGCGTTGCCGATGACGCCCGCCGTTATGCCCAGCGCGTGCTGCGTGGCGAGAGCCTGGAGCAACTCCCGGCCTACCGTACCCTGGGCTTGCTGTCGGGTGCCGACGTGGCCCAGGTGCAGCAGGCAAAGGAACTGGCCGTGGATGGCTACGACTACGCCCTGGACGTGTCGACCGTGCGCCATGTGCAGCGCAAGCATGGCGGTAGCGGCGAACGTGCCAGGGGCCAACGCCCGGTGACGGCAGAGGATTACGCGGTACTGCCCAGGCTGCTGAATGAGGGCGGCGAGCTGATCGACGCAGGCGTTGCCGAATCCACTGGGGCACCACTTGTGCGCCGTGAGCTGACGGTGGGCAATGAAACCTATGTCGCGGTATTCGAGGTGCGCAGGAAGCGCCGGATGTTAGTGCTGCAGACGTTTTACGTGCGGGAGCGGAAGTAATGCGATCCTGCCCCCGCCCTAACGCCCAGGGCGTTTCATGGTATGAGCATGACGGTACGGTGCTCAGGATCGACGCAGAGTATAACCGATGATCGAAAACCGGGTAGATAACCGGCGCGTCCTGGATGCGTTGAATGGGCTGGCCAAGCGGACGCAGGACATGCGCCCGGCGTTCCAGGACCTGGGCGAGTACTTCATCGAGTCCACCAAGCGGCGCTTCTCGACCAAGACCGCGCCGGATGGCACCAGCTGGAAGGACAACTCGCAAGTCACCATCGACGGCAAGGGCAAGAATGACCCGCTGATCGGCGAAAGCCGGCGACTGTCCAACGAGATCCACTACCGGGCCGGGAGCACCTCACTGGAATGGGGCAGCAGCCTGGTTTATGCCGGCATGCAACAGAATGGCGGCCTGAAAGCAGCCTACCCACACCTGTGGGGTGACATACCGGCGCGGCCCTTCCTGGGCTTGTCCAGCGAGGACGAGGCGATGGCTCTGGAGATCTTGCAGGAGCACCTGGCCGAACCGTTACGGGGCGGCGGCCCGTAGCGGCCCGTACAGCGCCGCTACGTGGTTAGGCGCTACCGTCGCCCGCGTTTCGGGCCAAGCAAGCGTTAAACCCGCGTTAAATTCACGCACAGGCGCACGCGTAGGGGTGGTGCCGGCGTAGGATCGTCCAGATTGCTGCCGATCTGATACTCTCAGCCACCGCTTCCCCCCCTCCGGCCAACTGGCCAACGATAGTAAATTCCCGTAATCCCGACCGTTTGCCGTGCCCCCCGATGATGGGGGCATGAAAACGAACCGCAAATTCCCCGTAGCAGCCTGCTCCCTGGCCCTTCAAGTGGTCGCCGAGGGTGGCATGACTCGCTTGATTCCGGCCGGCACCTTCAATGCACCGCGCGGTGCGTTGGCTGGCAGCGGCCCCTGGTTCCTGGACGAAGCGGCCGCCAAGCCGATCATCGAGCGCGCTGCCGCCCGTAGCACCGATATCGTCATCGACTACGAGCACCAGACCCTGTTGTCCGAGGAGAACGGCAAGCCGGCACCGGCTTCCGGCTGGATCGACCGCACCACGCTTGAATGGCGTGCAGACGGCCTCTATGGCCGCGTCAAGTGGACTGCTCCTGCCCAGGCCGCCATCGACGCGGACGAGTACCGCTACCTGTCCCCCGTTTTCCCCTACGACCCTAAGACCGGCACCGTGCTCGATCTGATCCACGTCGGTCTGGTCAACAACCCCGCAATTGATACCGCCATTCCTGCACTCGCTGCGGCCCGTATGGGCAGTGGCACTTATGACCTTACCCATGAGGAAGACACCGTGGATCGTGAAGCACTGATCAAGAAACTCGGTTTAGCCGCCGACGCCACCG